AGCTCGATTGTCGAGATATTCTTTTGCATCGTCAGCATTGACCTTTACTTTTTCATCTCCTGAGATCTTGACTCCTTTTCTAAGGAATGACAAAACCTCTTTCGATCGTCTGACTGTATCATCTTTGCGCTCATGAATGAGAGGTTCAGGTGCTGTATTCTTAGCATTCTCCTTTAGAAGTCCAATTCTCTCATCCATAAGATCGTTGGGAGTTTTCAGTTTCTTAGCTATATTGTCTGTTCGCTCTTCGCTTTCACCTTCATTAACTCCTTTAGCCTTTGTCTTCTCTTTAGTTTTGCTGGTTTCCTTAGCCTCGCTGGTGGAGCTGTCTTTTCCGAGGTTCTCGTAAAAATCTCGGAACGCAGGTACAGACATAATATCTTCGAAGGTCTCGCTCCTCTGATTCCTGGTATCATCGAACGTGGACCCAATGCTAATTTTGGAGCCAGCCTTCTGCATCATAGAATCAAACGATGGAGACTGTTCGACATTGCTCTCGAATAATGAATTATATGTAGGAGATTCGTTGAGATCCTTTTCATTCAAAGACTCAAAGTCGTTAGTACCCATAATAGAATCGTAGGATGGTGATAATACGGTTAGCTTCCTAAGATCGAGCATCTTAGGTCGATCTTCACCATATTCATTGTCCATCAGCTTTTCAAACTCATCCCAACTGATGTCTAGCATTTGATTAGGAGAGCCAGCGCTCATGGCTTCATCGTAAGACATCTCGTTAGGCTCAACTGCATCTCCATCTTGCATGGCTTCAGCATAAGACATCTCACGAGGACGAACCGCTTCATTCCTCTGCATAGCTTCATCGTAAGACATCTCATTCGGTCCAGCTGCACGCATGACATCATCGTAAGATATCTCGCGAGGTTTAGCTGCTATGTTATTCTGTACATCTTCAAGCGACGGCCCAGACGTTCTGGCGATGTACTTGTTGTAGAAGTCCTGCATCTTTTTAGCTAGATTCTTATCTTGCTTGAGACCAGATTTTTCTCCTACTGCTTTCTCAATAGCTTTTTGTGTAGGAGTTTTCTTTGCTTCTTGCTGTCTCCCTGCTGATTTCTTCGTTGTCTTTTTTGCTTTCTCAGCAGGTTCCTCAACATCAGACTCTGAAGAAACAGGTTTCTGCAACTTCGGTTCACTAACTTTTACAGTGCCTTCACCAGAGACAGCTGCACCACCACCAGAACTACTTACGGGCTTAGCTGCATTTACGCTCGGTTTAAGAGGTTCAGCTTGGCTGACTGCGTTATCGGACGCATTAAGGGCTGCTTTTTGCGTTTCAGATAACTCTTTCTGATTTTGTTCGTTTTCCTTTTGTTTTGCAAGCTCAGCTCTTTTCTGCTGAAATGCTTTAAAAGATTCGCTCAAGTCAGGAACAGACCTTTGAGGAGGCTTAATTTCTGGAGCGGCAGTAGCAGCAGCAGTACCGCTTTGAGAAGGCGTTCCACCTCCCTGTTGGGGTGTTGCTGCGTCTTTTGCTGCTGCAAAAATATCACCAGCACTTACCTTGCCTGAATCGCCCAATTCATCAGAAGACGGAAGTTTTGGTTTGCCGCCGACTATATCATTAAGAATCTGATCAAATCTTTTATTCCCCATGGAAGACGTCTCCTCTTTCTCTTAGTATCCGGCCTGACTTATTCTACCATGTCGGAAGAGTCGTTATCTGAAGTTAAATAGGTTGAGGACATTCCCTCCGAGTGCCTAGATAAAGCCCACTTCAAATAAAGATCAAGCTCTTCTTTGTGGATTGGACGGCCGCCAAGAGCCATTGCATTGATAGCAGGCACGCTGAATACCTTACCATTAACGGAATACCCCGTAGCGCCATCGTAATGGCTGTCGAGGAAGTGCATACCTGTTGCTATGTACTGAGGATAGTAATGCGTCTCTCCATCGAACTCAAACGGAACATCGACCCTCAGATCTGGGTAGAACAATTCACCATTGTATTCAGCTTGCTGATACGATGAGCAGAGCTTCGGCTGCATCGAGTTCAAGAAGGACATAAGAAAATCCTGATAAATAGAATCAGAATGATCGTAGAGAACATCCCATCTGAAAGCTCGGTAAGTATTTCCATCCTTGGCATTTCGAGATGTGAGAAAAGTTTCAACAGATATACCCGGAGTTTCTAGAATTCTCTGAACACGCTTGCATAACCATTTGTTCATAGGAGCCGAACCCATTCCAGCCCATTTAGGATTCTCCCATAGCTGAGCATCGGAGAAGAACTGACCATCGTTCTTGATGAAGTCCGCCCATTCAGAATCAAGAATCTGTTCACCGTTGAGTAGTTTCTTCTTCAGCTCTGGATTATTGGGGAAGGTAGTAGGAAGTTCAGCCAAGTTGTATCCAAACGGATCAAGTCGAGCCTCCCACATGAGCGTGTTCATGATGTTGTTTCTTGCTGACAAAAGCTCACGAGACTCGGTCGATTTCGCATTGATCCAGATATGGAGAAGCGAACCATTCTTGAGTCTCCGATCCGGAATGACATTGCCATTGCACATCAGCTTGTTTGCGGCCAGCCAGCCTTGGAAGAGTTTGAACTGATGATCAGCGAGGTTTGACACGTCGATATAATTCACGATGATGCTGTTGCGATCATAGAGATGGTTTTCGTAATCACCATTGATCGTGAACTCTTTCATTGCTGCTCCGCTTTTGTACATACTAAATGCGTAAATAGGAGCCCAATATTCTTTAATCTCATTCCCTACAGCCTTCTTAGCGATAGCAAAACCAATGATGTCGTTCGGGCGACATTTACCGGTGATGAAGCCATTGGGGCCAACTTCTCCGTTTTCAAGTCTTTTTAGGTATCGTTTAAGATCATATCCAAATTGTTTCATCTGATCATCGTTCGGCTCGAAACCAAGCTCGAACTCAGGCCACCCGTTTTGTTTCCAATCGAGACCCTGGGTAATTGATCCGAAGTCTGCGATTGATACACCAAACTCCGCGGAGCCCTGGTCTTTATTGATGAGGCGCCTGAACAATTTGTTGAGATTGAACTCTTCTCGCTTTGTGTTCTTCGGCTGGATCATTTCAGCAAATGCTTTGACAACAGCAGCAGAAGAATCGCCAAGCTTGAACTCATCAAGCTCATCTCTGACAAGTCGGAATATCTCGCGAGGAGAAAATCTGAACTCGCCTACATTGAACGATCCGTCAAACGGAGTCGATCCATTCAGCTCAAGCTCGAAGAAAGGTATGATAATACCCTTGCCTCCCTTATCCAGTTTGACGTTTCGGTAATGACCATTGGTCTCTCTCCTGATGATTGACAAGAGCTCATCGCTGACCACTCCCTCGATAAACATCGTGTTCCCATTTCTCTTAGCTATATCGATAGCTTCCGACAGATTTTGGGGAGAGATGTTTCCTTCGATCAACCAAGAGATATTCGGGCCAGGGAACTCCGTATAGTTCAAGCCAGTCTTGTCACCATGACCAAGCAGACGATATTTGTTCTTGTAGAAACCAGCAATGATTTTTCCTTTGGAACTCTTATCGCTTTCCTTAATCAGACTTTCGTAAGAATAGTTTTTACCAGATCCTTTTTTATTAGTCGATCCTTTTTTACCAGTATTCTTTTTCTGTTCCTTCGGTTGCCACTTATAAGCTTTGAAGTAGGGCGCGAAACCAGATTCTCGATATTTGCTTTCAAAGTCCTTAGACAAATCCTCGATTCGCGATGGATCGATATATACATCACCCATACGCTCGGTATAGTCTTCAGTGTATTTGAGCATTAGCTCAAGGTTTCGATCTTGACTCGAATACCAATTGATGAGGTTGTTGTTCTTAAACGGATAAGACGAAGAGACTCGAACCGATCGAAGAACTTTATTCATATCGACAGATTCCATAGGAACCCATTCTTCAAGCTTCTGCTTCAAGGCTCGGCAAATGTCTTCGTTGGTATCGGATTTGATATTAGGATCATTGAGTATCTGCTCAGTGAACACAAGGCACATTTCGTTCAGCTGCTCAAGGGAGACGAGAACCGGACCGTTATCGGTTATCCGAAGCATCAAATGAGCAAGTGCATAGTATTGCTGTATGTTCAGATCCTTATAATCGTTGCTGTAATTGCTGTTCATAAAAGCCTCAGCAAGAAGACGTCTTGCTCCTTCGACGTCTCCGCTGCTTGCCATGTTCAGCACAGTCTCTCTAATACGATGGTTCTGTTTTCTGTAGTCTTCGATGATGTATCGCTTGATGACCGAATCGCTCGAATCGACTGGCTTCGCTTTAGATTTGATTGAATTCTTTTCCGTAGAATCAGAACGATTGATTCCAAGAAACGCTCCGACAGGAGACGTTCTATAAGCTCCAGTCCAGTTCGACGTTTGGTCTTCTGGCGTATGTTTCTTGCAGGGAATACCCTTCGATTCACAGGTACAGTTGTCTATGATCTCAATGTTTCCATCTTGATCGGGAGCAACAGTAGCAGCAGAGTAATCATCGATTATGGTTCCATCAGCGAAATGTCCACCGAAGAACTCATCCATACGATTTTGGAACTCATCATATGGAATAAGAATTGTCTTACCACCACCACAATCTTCATCAGGTCTGATGTTGGCTACAAAGCCCATAATGGCGTTTTTCTGAGATTCATTGCCGTTGACGCTTGTTGCAGACGCAGTTCGCGCACCGCCCCAATGCTGAAGCTGATTGCTATAGTTTCTAAGCTCGCTTTCTTTTACGTGCTCAAAAGTTGGCATCTCATATTCATCCGATTCGAAATGCCTTGCAACATCAGCGTTCTCCAGGATATCGGACAAATCAACTATGAAGTCACAAAGCGATTCAACAATCTGATCTTTGCCGAGCAAACCATATTCCCAGCTAAGATCGTTTTCTTTAGCTGCTGCTTCATAATCGTTCCAATCAACATCGAACTGCGGGATAACATCTTCGACAATCCAGTTGTAGATATCTTCTCTTTCAATTCCAACGGAATTACTTAGGAACTTGATTACCTCAGAAAATTTGTCATTTGCAATCTCGGTAATCTCATACTGCTTTTTGCCAGTAATCGGAGTAAACAAAGCAGTGATAGCATAAAACGAAGGATGATCCATCAACAAGCTCTTCGCCTTCTGCATCATGAACTTGTATTCTCCAGATTCGCTCTTCGCAAGTTGCCAGTTCTTAATAGTGTCTTCAAGACTGATAGCGGAAGTATAGGTGACATCATCCAGTCCAGCAGAGTAGGTTGTCCGCCGAAGAGCCATAGCTACTCGTTTATTGTTAAGCAACCAATCTTCAATTTCCTTATCTGTCGGATTCCTCTTACCGAAAATAGCTTCCTGCGAATATGGTTTTGCTAACTGATCCCCCTTGTACACCCAGACTTCATAATCAGGATCCGTTAAGCATTTGGCAACTATCACTGGATTATTAACAAACGTGTCGTAAGACATTTCGCCAAGAAACGCATTGTCAACTTTTGCCAAGTCTGAAACCTTCATACCATTGATAGCTAGCATGATGGAGTCGTGGGCATGGGTAGCTGCATCTTCCTGCTGGTTTTTCTCGGTAGCAGAATATGACGGCGTGCAGGCAACAGCAAAGCTATCAGAAAGAAGCTCCGGTTCGACGTCGGTTAAAAGATAGTTCCCGTTCGCCAGATCTTTAAAGAACTCTCCAATGCTCAATTTGTTTTCGGTGAGGTACGACATCGTCTTTCTGACGTCGGTATCAATGTCATCGATGTTCTTCTTCACATAGGAATCCATCGAGTTGACGACTTTCTTAAAGCTGTTCAACCACTCGCCATGTCCTAGGTCGGTAATGTAAAGATTGCTTACAGTAGGTGTCATTCCCGTTGCAACGAGCATAGCCGGAACATGCCTATCTACTTTGTTCCTATCAATATCATAGCGATCTTTTCTGACAAGCGTGATAAGCTTCTTGCATTTTTCTTCGAATCCTAGACTGTCACTTAATGCCCAGTCGGTTATTGCGCTACCTCCATCACGGTAATCCTGGACAAGAGCTTTCCATAGATCAGACTGTCCTGCGAGCTCATCTAGCTTAGCTTCCCACTTCTGTCGCATCTTCGCTAACAATTCTTCGCTGTACTCGCCAGATTCCTTAGCATCAAGCCACTCGCTCTTCATTTCCATAATGGGAGCAAGACGATATCTCGTCATTAGAGAAATCCATTCCGAGCCAAGTTTGTCTTTTGCGGACTTAGCATTAGGTGCATTAAGGCAAGCATTGATTAGCCGTCTTCCGAACTTGCTTCCTCGAATACCATCAACACTGTTCATTCCATAGTAGTCAAAGGCGTTTTTACCCAGCAGCCTCATCGTAGACAGAAGACCTTCGCTTACTGCAACGTAGTCAGCATCATCGACTTTCTTATCGAACTGACGCATTTGCTCTACTGTAGCGTAAAGCGCCTTATCGAGATTCTTATAGAAGTTGAAATCGTATTTATCACGGAGGTCAGCGAGGCACCTAACGAAATCACGAACTCCCTTTTCACCTCCTGTTATTGGTCTTTTCTGCCCATCGACAACAGTTGAACCTTCAGCATATCTTGTCGTGGTAACCCATTGAGCGAGAGTCATATTGCCATGAATCTCAGGGATGTATGCCTGCCTGAAGTCACCTCTTGTTCCTGCCTCTACGCTTGGTTCAATGCGGAAGTTACCAAGAATACGACGCATTGTGAACTCGCCGTAGATCTTCAAGAACGGATCAGCAACATCATTCAAAGACTGCGGGCGACCATTCTTGTCGGTTTTGATCGGCATGAGTTTTCCGACTCCGACCTTCTCAATAATCCTCAGGTCGGTTGTAAACTGGCTGCCAGCGGCATTGACACTATTGGCTAACAGGTTATATGCCTTAGTGAACTTATAAAGGAAATCCTCGAAACCTTGCTGAATCTGCCTTCCTGTTTTCGGATCGGTAGAGAATCCAACTGCCGGATCAAGATTTGGCACGCCAACTTGTCTTACTACCTTCGCACGAAGGACTGCGTTCATTGCAATCATTTTGTCGCTATGTGTAACACGGTTAGCCACCATCAAGGAGAAGAGATCATCTACCGTGCTTTTCCACTGCTTTGGAGAAATCCACCCATTAGGATCGGCAGCATTTTCAAGAACAGACTTAACTGTCTTTCCTAAGTTAGCAGTAAGTCGGTAGATCACATTCTTACCCTCGCGACGGGCGATGGGGAAGTTGAACGCTGTCATCAAGTCCATTAAGTTCGCAGGCGGAGAAGGAAACGATACTTCGACTTGATCAGTTAGATCGACGTCTTCAAGCACGCCGGAAGCCATCGGACCTAGATACTGAGATTGGAAATCAAGGCAAACGGCATCGATCATCCTTACGTCATGGCCGAAGTCGTAGATGAATTGAAGAATACCGCAAGCTACAGTGTCGTAGTTATCTCGATGCTCAGTGTAAGCATACCTGACAATCTCTTTCATTAAGTCAGCATAGAATGAAGGAGCTTCAGATATCTCGCCCTTTGCAGCCGCAATCTGACCCTTGTAGTTTTTTGAGATGATGTTTGCTAGGCGATCGGCTTCACTCCTGGACATACGGAAGAACCCAACCAAGGCACCGTCAACATACTTAGGTTGCGACCATTGGATAAGAAGATCGGAGATCTCTTTTGTCTCAAGGGCGAAGAAGATATCGTTATCGAGCTTGCTGAAGTCAAAAACCCTTCGCAATCCAAAGAAGTCTTCGTCTGGAAGAATTTCGTTAGCAGAGGAAACGAAGAAGGCAGAAGCTCTTTTGATGGTTGCTCCACGAGCTGTAGAAAAGCCTACGCTCATAGTATCGCCGTCGAAGTCTGCCTTGTACTGCTTTGCCATAACGGGATGCAAGGTGATGCCTGGGCGAGCGCCGACAACGATGATACGGGACATCATCGAAGGATCTTCAGATACAGGATACTTTGAAGTAGGAACTCGAATCTGATTCTCATATGTGAAAGTCATCTTCAAGGCTTCTCTTAGCGCATTGTCTGTCCCATCTGCTCCGATAAGGTCATCAGGAGTCAGTCCAGTATGCTTCTTTACCTCGTTCCTAATATCCTCACCACCATTGAGATAGGCATGGACAAGGTATTCCATGTTTACGCCAACGGCATCCATCGGGAGCGAAGCATCATCTCCAAGCGTTCCACTAACTACATTTCCGAAGTCAGAGTAGTCGGTAATATCATTATTGATACTCTGTTCGGTTACTCGTGAAGAGTCGTAAAATGGAGTGCTTGAGATCGGCTTAACATTTGTTCTAGTGTTATCAGCTCTCTGGACACCAGGTATTAGAACATTTTCTGCTGCGCTGTTTGCTTCCTTGACTCTATTCACGTCGTCTTGAGAATCAGCAGGAATACCAAAACTGGAACCGGCAGAAGTGTCGCCACTGTCTTCAGACTCATCATCAGCGGAATCGGTTGAAGATTTTGCAGTAGCTTTGACTTCTTCATCTTGATATGCGTCACCCTGATACATCTGAGGCAAGCTGTTGATAGCATCAAGGCTATTATCTCCATAAGCGTCAGAAAAGTTTATATCAGGATAAGCCGACTTGTAGAGAGCAATCTCATCTTCAGCCGTATGCTTTGTTTCTCCAGGCTTTACATCGGGCTTTAGTCCGCTGTCTTGTCCTTGATCAGTAGCTTGATCTTGAGACTTTTCTTCCTGATGAATAGTGGATGCTTGCGGCGTCTTATCCTCGCCTTGTTCAGGCGTCCTAGAGACAGGAGGTGCAACAGGCTTCTCCTCCTTGGGTGTAGTAGCCGCACCTTCAGCAGCAATATTGCTAGCTTGTTGATTCTGAGCCTTTTGAAAGAGCGATTCGCCAGATCCTTTTCGCGCTTCCTCGAAAACGTCCTGCCCGCTTTTGGAAGAAGTATCTTTACCTTCGATGGCTTTCTTAGCATTGTCCAGAGTATTTCCGAACTGACTTTGAATTTTATTAAAGTTAAAAATCTTCGCCATTTGGTTCCTCCTGGCTCTTTATGTACTTCTTCATCTTATCAGTAATATCGTATTCCTCGGTGCCAACATTGAAGTCTTTGAACCTGTTTTTTCTTTCTTGTCTAGCATCCTTCAATGACTTACCTGTTTTAATGGTAGAAGTAGCAAGTTGCGGCGCCTTCAATGCTCCACCGAAGAGAGCTCCTCCTAAGAAGTCTGGCAAAACATAATTGAACATCTCATTCTTAATTCGATCACTTATCGGAGTATTGTAATCGTCTTCTCCTTCTTCGTTCTTGTTCATGCCAAGGTTCTCAAGACCGCCAACATCAGCGACATGCTGCATCCATTGACCAGGAACTTCCTCAATTCCTTCTCCAACGATCTCACCTAAATTAGGCAAAACTGGATATTTTTGGTTGAAGTCACTTCGCTGCATCTTCCTAATAGCTTTTTTAATAGCTCCATGATCTCCACTCGCAACTTTGTCCAGCAGCTTATTATTGAGCTTCTGACCAAGTTTTATACCGCCAACGCCGAGCGCAGCGTCGATAACCGGATCAGTGAATGCGCCGCCCATTCTCCACATTCGATCGCTGTTAGTGTCCTCAACAGCCGGTGCATATGTCTGAGACTCAGGATCATAACTAGTAGGATCAAGCCCCATCGAAGCAAGCTTGGCATCAGACAAACCAGTCATAAGACCAACAGCAGGTCCTACGGGACCAGGAAGCATAAAAGGAGCAGATGACGCCAACACATTGATAAACCAGTTAGGGAAATCAGCAGGACCCTCTGGTAGTGAATCTTTGATTCTAGACAGATCATCAGCTTCGCTTTCAGGCGTAGCCCATCTCTGTTGGTTTAAATTGAGAAAACCTGGATTCTGTTGAGTAGGCATAATATTACTATCTTTAGTTAAGTCCATAAAGTCTTGCCATGTGATGTTGGAGTTAGGCATATAATCGTTAGGCATCTGCTCCGACATGTTGACTGGCACGCCAGGAACCAAGACGGCATCCTCAGTATCTGCATAGTCGAGTCTCTCATCCGTATTTGGAAATCCGAACGAATCGGTCTCAGGATCATATGATAGGAGACTATTATTATCATTGTCTGAAACCTGACCATATGCTCCGCTTGGAAGCTCGACATACCAACCATCACCGTTTTGGTAAACCTGGTTATCGTCTTTTGACAGCAAGTAACTGTTAGTGAACCCTTCATCGGAGTAAAGCTTATCAAGATCGTCGTAGGAAGCGTATCGGCCATTGTCTAGGTTGTAGCCCCACTCTGGTTCACCATAGGCTGCTTTTGCTCCAGCCTTAGGTAAGTTGCCTATAGAGGCTATAAGATGATGCCAGTCCTGAGCCATTGATTCCGAAGGATCAGAATAGTAATTGGGAATACCATACTCTCCAGATAGTTCGCCATTTTCAAGTTGGTTTTCGTATTCATCAGCGAACTTTGACTTGGATGGTTCTAGTTTTACTCTCTTCTGATCATCTACTTCAGTAGTAACCAGGTCTCCAGATACAGGTGCTTTTTCATTAAGCCACTGTAGTGCTGGCGAATTTTGCATTCCAGAAACTGCTTTGACAGCTTCTTTAGAAGGTTCTTCGGTTGGCCCACTGATTTTCTTTGCCCAATAGTTATCCTTCTTATTAACTCGACTATGATCATTGCTAAAAGAGCTAATCTCTGCTGGAGTGTATCCTTTTTTCTTCTCAGTTTGAGATGAATTGATCTTCCAGCTAGACGGCAGTTCACTAGCAGTTTGCTTGACTTCTTCAGGAAGATTCGAGTTGTTTATCTGATTTTGAAGTTCCGTTCTGTATTTAGTGTCTTCAGAGAAATCACCAGAACCGGAGGGACCGAGCTGATCAAAGAGCTTCTTATTCGTTAAGGCAAGGCTCGCACTTGGATCGAGTAGGGTATTGAGTAGGCTACTACCAAAGATTTCCATTAGGAAGTCCTTTCATAAAATTGCACAGGATAAGAAACATTCGAGTTATTAGCCTCAAATATGCTTGATCCTAAATAACGCCATGTGCCAATTTGAAGTCGACTGTCTTTGTCTTCCGCCCATTTCGTAGTGCAAATTACCGAACCTATAGGATATACGTCGTTAAAGCTGCCGAACCCTGTGGAACCAATTGAAGCGCCCGCTAAAGAACTAGTACGCGAAACGACTCTGGCGTTGATGTCCGAGAAGTTCTCATTGCACTTCTGCTTAAACACCTCGTCAGAGTCGTATGAATTGATCTTTGTAATAGGCATGATGTCTCCTCCGCTTCTCGCTTTGAAGACAATTATAGCAAGCTACATCAGATTCAGCACTTCATCGATGCACTGCTTGCACTTCAGAAGGTCTTTCTCAGGATCACCTTTGAGAAAAGCCCTCCACAGATACTTGAACGCACAACCAAGCCAGTACCCGATCTTCGGAGTGATGACTGCTTCAAGCGGGCACATCATGGAGTTTAAGGCATCCTTGCACGTGATCTTGTTGTTTCCTGCGTAGTGAATGGGATACGTAATATCATCGTAGGTAAAATGATCCTCGGTATCTTTCTCTTCTTTGACCTCGCAAGTCGGACAGCTATTAGCATCTTCTGTTCGATGTTTATGATCGTTGGTGTCGATAGGGGCTTCCTTAATATCGCAAGCTAGGTCGTCTAGCTTGGTTCGACATACTTCGTTCATCTCATAGATTAGGTCACGAAGAGCAGACCAAGTAGCGCTGTCGTAACACTCGTCAATTTTCAATCCCAAAAGAATACCAAGAGTCTGTCGATTAACTTCAAGACCATATTCGATCCTATCATCGATGTTCTCAATAAGCACCTTAGTATCTATTCCGCGAACGTACATTTCTCAACTTTCCTTCCGCACATTGGACAGTAGTTGATGTCGATGTCGGTGTTGATCTTGTTTTTCGGATCGAACAATCGGAGGTTTCCATCAACCCAGATCTTCACATTGTTCCGCTTGAACAGCAGGTCGGTGCCCTGGCAATACGAGCAGTTATTTTCCGGTGCTGCCATAGCCGCCTCGATTCTCATAGCCAAGCGTGGGTACGGCCTCGAATTTGATCGGCCCCATGATCCGCTCGATGCGGAACTGTGCGATCCTCGTCCCCTCGGGAATAGTGACGGTTCGCGTAGCGTAAGCGGGAAACCCCCAGACATCATCATCGCCGCAATAATCGTTCTCGATGATCCCCATGCTGTTAGCCATAAGCAATCCCCAGTTCTTGCACGTTGAGGACCTCGGTACAATATGGCCTTCATACCCGTCAGGCATCTTCATCGAGATGTTGAACGGCAGGATACGGAACTCGCCTCGCTCCATATGGACCGCTTCAGGAATCGCTAGGTCGATCCATGCTCCGTGCCGCTCAGGCGGAAATGCGTTCTTACCGTACCTGATCTGAATCGTCTGCTCTTTCTGCTTCACGCTGCTTCCTTTCTCTTACCATCTCGAATGTCTCTCCGTGATCGCACCCAATCGTTTTCTTTGGTGCCCTTACCACAGGATGCGTGCAGCCTAAGTCAGGTTCGTAGTACACACATCGAGAGCATCTTACCACATCACAACAACGCCTAAGGTAGGTAGAATCCATCAGTAATCCTCCCATCCAGTCTCGGACCTTAGCGGCTTTGTC